TGCGAGCCAAGGGGGAGATTTTAATGGACGAATAAGAGATGGAGATATATTTCACTACCCCGTATCAATGAAGACATATTTTTACGGAGGTGCAACAGATTATACAAGCACACAGCAACCAATTGTTTATAGTTTTCACTCAATTACCTCATCGTCAATTACAATAGTTACAGAGCGACTTAATGCCGTTACAAACGAAGTTTGGGGGAAGTATTTTATTGTCGGAAAATCATAAAATAATTTATTGATACTAAAATCCGATTGTTATAATTCCGATCCTGTATGAAGCATTGGTCGATACATATAATGTTGATGTTTGACCCCACGCATCAAAATTGTGTTCTCTAAACGCAGTAACATTACGCAATTGGATCTCGTCACCAATCGGGATATATCTAGTTTTATACGATATAGGTAATGTTACAGCTACAGTCTCGTTTAATGTTGTAGTCATAATTACCCCTTGGATAATTAGATTGCCAAAGATAGGCCCCATGCAGATATACCAAGCATTCGCATTCGTGAAGTTGTATGTAACACCCAACGGCGTTGTGCCAGCATTACCCCATGTGTTTACAATCGATTGAAAGCCAGATGCGTTACCTTGCGCGAGTTTTATCAATGCGTCAAAAATAGATGATAATTTTTGATTGCCATTTCGATTTAATACAAAATCCGCCGCTCGCAAAATACCTGACATCGCATCACCGGCTTTACTCACTTTGTCCGCAACAGCGCTGGTTGCTAAATCATATGCGGCAACAGCTTTATCATAAGCTGTTTTAACAGCCAGTGCTGAGGCCGCAAATAAACTCGATGCAAAGTTAATACTGTCAGTGAGTTGCGTAATTCCGCGCTTTGATGTTGACGCTCTCTCTATTTCGTGAGTATGTCCGTCTGCATCAACCGCATTTGTAGTATCGCCAGTGATTTTTTTGGGTTTGCCTTTATTAAACAACTCTTCAACTTTAGTTTTGAGCCAAAGTGTTCGGTTAGCAAGCTGCTTTTGTGGCTTGTTTGAAGTGCCGTCTTCACCGCCGACAACTGGATCATTTTCTTCTACGCGATAGATTTCATTTTCCCATTTTGACTCTTCATTCAATCCTGCCATTTTTGTCTCCTTTTATTTAATTTTTAGATTGAACCGTGGTTATAGGCACCGTTATACGTTGCTTTGTTGTTATAGAGGAGCGGTGCAGATTTATAATCAAGGATGCCGAGCACACAGCGCGCTGGTGCATAATTACGTAAAACTTTTTTGATTTCTTCTGCTTGGTCTTTCGTAATTGGTCTTGAGAGTTTGATGCCGTAATATGCCCATTTTTCATCTTGTGGAATTGCAGCAACAGATTGATTTGAACTGTAATCACGTAAGATTAAGCCTTCATCAATTTCTACTTCGCCGTAGCCGAGCTTTCGCAAAACTTCTCGAATGCTGTATGGTGTACCTTTATAGCGGTGTAATTGCACAGCATTGTTAATCAATGCTGATTTTGATTGACTGGTTTCTGCAGAAAACATCCCGTCATAGCCAGTCATACTCCATTTTTCAGCAAGAAGAGGCATTACTTCATCTGGTAACAACTCGACTAATGTCGTCATAATTTGACGTTTTTCTGCGAGATTTAAACGCTTGCCAAGTTCGCATAACGCAACAAATTTATCGCTTGCGGCAATGATTACCGGGTACTGTAAATTAGCCATCTTGACGTACCTCGCTCACATTAATTGTCACTGCAGTGCAGTTTGCCCACTCTGTGTTTGCAATAATCATTTTTTCGGGTTGCTGAATAACAACGTCATACACACCCTCAACGCGCAACACCTGCATTAACGCACTTGGCACGACATCAAGTCCTAATTTGCGTGTGCGAGTGGAGAGATAATTGAGTAGTGCATCTCTGGCTTGTGTTTTAACAACATCTTCTCGATAGCCTTGTAACAATGTTAATTCAGCAACAATTTGATATTCGCGCACCGTCGGTGATTTCACTGTCACAACATCACAAAGCGGGCGACGTGTTTCTGCAGATAAATAATGCTTAATATCATTTTTTAAGCGTTCGTCCGGTACACCAGTCACGGTAAGTGGGTAAATATCCACTTTACCGCCTGCCGGTGTCACCACAGCAACATCAACAATCGCTTGTGAAACGGAGCGAGTATAGTAGTTGTAGGCGGCAACCGAACCGCAGGTGTTAAAGGCTTCCGGTGCAGCAAGGATACGTAAACGATAAGCATCGTCATCTTCCTCTTCGATACCGCCTGATGTGATGTCAATATTGGTAACAGTGATTTCTTTGTCGGTAGCAAGTTCGCTTTTTAACGTTTTAACACGTCCGATTTCCCAGCCATTACCCGCCGTGCCGGTAACGGCCGCTTCCGCTTCAACTTCGACATAGCTAATCAGTGGTGTAATGACTTCATCGGCAATTGTGACAAAACTAAGTTGGTCGGTAACTGCCACTATTGTTCCTTTTGGAATTAAGATAGATTGATGTTCACCGACAACACTAAAACGTAGCACGCAACGTGCCGCTTTATCGCGTAAGCGGTAACAACCGAATGGCTCGCCACATAAATCTAATGCCAAGCCGGTGGCGTATTGCGGAAACGTCTGTAAAAACGCTTCGTTAATGCCTTTTCTGATTAAAAGTTCACGATAAGCGTAAGTCTGGATAATAGAGCGCTCAATATGCGCTGGCTGCAAAGTTTTGCCTGTGCGCTGCTCATAGTCAGCAATCGCTTCAGCTAAGATGACTTTGACATCATCTGCAATAATTTTAACGTCCTCTCTCGCTTGACTAACCATACTTCACTCCGGTTTGGTAAATTTGTCGCTCAACGTCATCACGCAAGCACCAACGAATATCAAAATAAAAATGTGGCGCTTCACCAGTAACATTCACACTTTGCACAATAATCCGCGTTTCCCAACGTTCTAATGCCGTCCAAATTTCACGCACCATATTTGGCACAGCAACATCAAACGGCTGATCAAGATAATCAAAATGATCACTGCCAAATTCTGGGCGCAAAATATCACTCCCTTTTCGGGTGGCTAAGATATTGCTGATACATTGGTGAATATCATCTTCCCCAGTAATCGCTGTGTTACTGTTGATGTCTGGGGAAAGCTGCCAATGAATGTGTGTGATTTGTGTATTCATAGCTCTGAGGATACAGAGCTGAGAGGGGAATTGATTTTAAAGGGCTTTAAAGATTATTTTGGTTTGCCAGTGTCAGATGGGCCACCCATTACGCCGCCGTGAACGTGATTTTTCAAACTAATACCATCTGCAATCACATCACCACCGCTCACAGTTACGGTGCCATTATTGATGTCGATATTACTGTCATTGATAATCACTTTACCTGCGGCGTGAATCGTGATATTGCCAGTTTTGCGGTCATGTTCAATCGTGGTGCCGTTGCTAAATTTTTTCAACCAAATATCATTGCTGCTTGCTGGTGCCGGGTCTTGATTATTGTATATCGTCCCGAGCACACATCCGCCTTCACCGAGGGCATCAAGTAAAATAGCGACAAGTTCCCCCACGTCTGGCAAACAGTAAAATTGATTACCACCAGCATTGGGCGCAAGATATGTCAGCCATGCTGTTTCAAAATCCTCTAACGCAGGAATAGTGGCTTTGATTTTATGTCGCTTAGCATCGACTTGCGATACTATCCCTTCTTGATAAGTGGCGCCAAAGTTATGGGTTGGCACTTGTGGCATCTGGTATCTCCTCAATAAATTCTAACATTCTGATTTCAAGGCTAGTGGTATAACCATTTGAGCGTGAAAAACTGTGATGTGCGGATTTAATCAGATATTTCCCGCTAAACATCCCCATCTGCGCAAGCATAATCGTATTGCCAGCCACTAATTTTGGGTCGCCAATAACCGTTATATCGCCGGCTTGCTGTTCATCATTTTGCTGATGTAACGCAGCATCAGCGCGTGCATTAACTTGTTCTTGGCTTTCGCCTCGCGTAACGACCTTTAACGTATCTTCGTTGCTCACTTTGACTTGTTTCTTGCTTGGGCGTTTGCTTTTCGTTTCTTGGCTGGCTTTAAGCGTTTTTTTCTCATTCACATCAAATCCCGCCACTTCCACTTTCTTTACCGCATCTTTAATGCGATCACGCAAGCGGATAGCGAGTGTTTGCGTTAAATCTAACGTTGCTACTACTGTTCGTTGCTCAAGACTTTGCATTGTGGTAAATACCAGCGTTTTGCCAACAATTTTAAAGCTATGGTTATACTCGTGCGCTAGACGGGTTAAAAACTCGACGTCACGTTCTTGGTATTGTGTGACGCGCTTGATTGGAATATTTGCTACTGTGCCAGTTACATTCAGTTTTAACCGTTTTGCGACATCGCGCACGATTGCTGCTAAGGTGGTATTTTCATAGGCTTTTGGCTTTAATGTGCGATTAGCTTTATTAAAGCCTGTGCTTAACGCTCGCAGCGTGACAACTGTACCGCTTTGTCGGTCATGTGACCACTCAATCTCATCAATCTCAAATGCGCCGAGATTGATAAGTGGTGCACCCACATAACCTAATAACAAACGCAATTCATCACCTTGCGTTGGAAACCAATTTCTAATCCACTTGCCTTCAATATCTTCAAAAGTGACTTGTAACTCATCAGATTGGTCAGCGAGATAATCGGTATAAGTTAGTTCTTTCAGATAGGGCTTAACATCCGTTGTGATGTTACTTTTACCATAGAAGAGCTGAAAATCAGGTTGACTAACAGTTAAACTCATTCAACCTCCTGCATCCATGGTGGCAAATCGGCTTGCGAATCCGTTTTGACTTGAATAATCGGTACATACAAGGTTTCGCCGCGTGGCAGCACTTCGCAAAAAGAAAGATGCGGATTAGCGTTAATAAGACGATTGATTTCACCTACATCACCGTAATAGCGATATGCGAGTAAATCCCAACGTTCGCCTTCGCTGATAGTGTGCTGAATGACTTTATTCATGGATTACCTCGTTACTATCTTCTCGCAATACAATCCACGCCGTCATCTGTGTTACTGGTTCACTAAGCCGCTCAATCACGGTATCGCAACTCTCTAACGCCTTGACACCGACATCAAACCATGCACCTAATTCGCTATCATTTAAACCTTGTTTAAATGCAGTTTGAAAGACATTTAAATTGTCAGCGATTTCCGCAATATCACGCATAAAGTATTGAGCGCCGCTAATGCCTTGTGTCAGCAAATTAAAACTATTGGATAACCCTAACATTTCCCCCCAATGGTCCAAGCGCCTTGCCTACGCTATCTAGCGCAAAGGGCAATTGCGTTAAGGCGGATAAAGGGTCGTTGGCTAATGTTTTAATCAAAGTCACTGTATTACGCACCGTATCTATCGCTCGTTTGGTTTGTTGATAGAGTTGTACACCTTTGGTTATCAAGGCTTTGGTTTGATTAATCGCTTTGATAGCGCCTGCTGGTAACAATGATCCCAATGGCGAGTTTGCTCCTAATTGCAATGCTAAGCCCAACACATCTTGCCCCTGATCGCCGACAAATTCTTTCAGCGTTAATGACACGTCACGCGCCAGCGTATTGCCACGACTGTCTGTATAAAGTGCCTGACTTTGCACATCAGTAATCACAAAATAGCCTTTAAATCGACTAAACCCAATCACCAATGCTAGTGCTTGTTGGTTTTCTTTTGCCAGAATCAGTTCTTGATAGCGCCCATCAACCGAACCCAGCATATAGTGCAGATTAAGGTTAAGTGTAAGTTCGGTTAGCTCATTACCTATCGCTTGTAGTCGTGGACGCCCGCTTAACACATCGTGTTGCGCATAAGTGGCGCTGTGCTTTTCATCTAGTGATGTCGGTGCATTAAGCAAATCAAATGCAATATCACCCAATAATGCATAACTCATTAGTAAGCCCTCCGCATTTTTTGATCTACAACGCGATTAATCAACTGTTCAAATTCTCGCAAGCTCATTTGCAAACCCTGTTGCACTTGCTCAACAATACCTTGTCCAGAGGCACTATTGACGTGAATTGTTGGGTTAAAGTGCACTACCACACCTTCTTGAGTAGCTCGATTCCCCGCTTGATGCAGTGGAGCAAGGTATTCTTGTGTTAATGCAGCAGTTGCTTGATCTGCAGTTTGAGTATTAACTTTTGCTTTGTTTACTTTAATGTGTGGCGTTTCTAATTTTGTCGGCATCGCATCTTGCATAGCTTGCCCTAATCCAAGCGCTGCGCTAGATGCTTTAATGGCAGATTTTGCTATACCAATAACCAGCCCATCCACCGTATTTTCACCGTAGCCCATAAATACTCGGCTAGGGCTATGAATACCTAATTTCTCAGCAAACCAGCTTTTGATGCCATTACCAAGTTCACTCACTTTCTCTTTCGCAAGTGACCACGCACTCGTAATACCATCTACCAATCCATCAATAATATTCGGGGCTGAAGTAGATTAG